TGTTTTGGTGTCGTATCGTCATCTGAAGACCCCGAGACTCGCAAAGAAGCATATGGCAATTTTGTTTCCGTGTCGAACAAAGAGCTCGGCGATACTCGTGTGTACATCAACTCGGTCGGTGAAGGTGCGATGTGGGTCACCAACATCAACGGCTCACTCGAGTCGGGTGATTACATCACGACGTCCAACGTCGCTGGCTATGGTCAGAGACAAGATGACGACATCCTTCACAACTACACGGTGGCTAAAATTACGATGGATTGTGATTTCAATCCACCTGAAATTCCCAAGCAAAGATTGGTCAAAGAATTATCCAATGTGACGTATTGGGTGAAACTCGAAGACGTGACTGAAGAGGTTTGGTCAAACATCGCCACGCACGAACAACGCACAGAACAACTTACATATTACACAATAGATGAACGTCATGAAGTGCATGGATACATCGATGAGCAGTCTAACGTATTTGTTTCACCAGACTACGATGTAAAGTTATACACGAATACACAAGAGAATATCGTGAGTGAGGAAGTGTACAACGCCCTTCCAGAGGACGAACAAGCTCTGTACGATTCCAATACCTTTACGTACACGCAGGTTATAGAAATCTCACCAGAAGTGTGGACTGGTTTAGATGTTGAGGAACAAAATACATACGTGCTTCGTTATTACAAACTTCAGAGAATCGAGGTCGATGCGGACGCGAGTGGTGCCGTCGAACGAACTCGCATGTTGTACAAAAAAGTATTAGACGAGACCAAAAGACAGCCCGAAGAGAGGTTACAAGACTATATCTCCGAGGTGCGTCAGGAGTGGGTGAACGTTCTCGATGCGCACGGTCAGCTCCAATGGGAGGACGTGCCGTGGGGTGAGACCGAGCCCGCGTACAAAATCCGCTATCTCGATGCCGATGGTCAAATCACCACCAGGCACAACGAGGTCCACAGGGCCGCCTTCGTTGGGGTGACGTACCATTGTGGCTAAGTACTTAAAAATTTAATTCTCTTGTAATAATATAAAAGATGTCTGGTGGAATCGCCCAACTCGTGGCAATTGGCCAACAAGACGCCCATCTCGTCGGCAACCCCGAAATTTCCTTTTTCCGCAGTACCTACAAGCGACACACGAATTTTTCGCAATCCGTCGAACGTCAAGTCATCCAGGGCAACGTCAACAACCATGGCATGTCCTCGGTGCGCATCGAACGCAAGGGGGACCTCCTCAGCTACATGTACCTCCAACCGGTGAAGAGTGATGGCACTCAAGCCGACGCGACCATCACCGACTGGACCACGGTCATCGACAAGGTTGAAGTGCTCGTGGGTGGTCAAGTCATCGACACCCAGGACTCCCTCTTCAGCTGCTTCGTCGCCCCCAAGGTTTTGTCCCAAAACCTGTCCAAGTCGCGCCTCGGTGGCTTGTTCGAAGGCGCCACGGCCAGTGGTTTCTACCCCCTCCGTTTCTTCTTCTGCGAGAGCTGGCAAAACGCCCTCCCGCTCGTGTCTTTGGCGTACCACGACGTTGAACTCCGCATCACGTGGGGTGCCAGCGCGGCCTCGTACAAGTGGGAGTGCTACGCGAACTTTGCGTACGTCGACACCCAGGAGCGTGATTTCTTCGCCACCAAACCGCAACAAATCATCATTCACCAGGTGCAAACGGCTTTGGCTTCCGGGGCGAAGATTCAAGAGTTGAACTTTAACCACCCGGTCAAGTGCTTGGCGTCGGCCAACGCCACGACGTTGAACATCATGACCGCCACGAACAAGTTGAAGCTTCAAATCAACGGCACGGACGTCGCCGACTACAAGTGGGCGCACCCGAACTTTGGTGCGGTCACGTCGTACTACCACACCTCGTTCTCTGATAACGACAACAACAAGGGTCTCTTCTTGTATCCGTTCTGCTTGGACGTTTCCAAGGCCCAGCCGACGGGGTCGCTCAACTTCAGCCGCCTCGACTCCGCGCGCATCGTCAACGACAGCTCGCTATCCAACGACACCATCTATGCCATCAACTACAACATTCTCAAGTTGGAGAACGGCATGGGTGGTTTACTTTATTCTAACTAAGTAGTATGTGGACCACTATTATGCTCTTGGGCATCGTTTTCGTGCTCACCTACGACCCCAAATCCAGGACGCTTGAAAAAATCGTAGAATCCCCAGCACGACCCGTCGACCGCGACAGTCAGCAGATGTACTTTCAGAAGTTACAGTTTGGGGAACTTAAAAACTAGAGACTTTTATTAATTAATGATTTCAATGGACAGACAAACACTCACACTCATCGCCGTCATCGTATGCTTGATTGGCATCGTCGTCATGTTTCGAGAACTAAAGACCGCCAAGGAAGACGTCGAAGGACTTAAAGGGTTCTCTATGAACGTCATGAAACGCATGCAGCCCGTGCCAGTGCCCCAGCCCGTGAGCCCACCACCGCCACCGCCACCGGCGCCGCGCGTTGAAAAGAAACAGGAAGAGGTCGCCGAGGAAGAAGTCGAAGAAAAATAAATCCGCGGATAGTAGGATTGCCAATGTGCAACGATGAAAAAGTACAAGGCCATAGCCATACCGATATCATTTGCAGAAGAGAAACCTAGATTTCTCACGGTGAGGGACCGGCGGTTTAAGGATTGGATTTTCGTCACAGGGGGGTGTCGACGCAAAGAAATCTTTAACCCCCTCCGGTGTGCCCTTAGAGAACTTGAAGAGGAGACGCGCGGTGTGGTGTCTCTAAAGAATGGAGAATATACGGATTTTGTTTTTACATTTAAAGAAAGTCCCCAAGTGGAACTCGTGTACCACGTGTTCCTCTTTTTCGTGAGCTGGTCAAAGTCCGAGCAACAGCAGTTGTTGAGAAAGTTTAACGATGAAAAGCTCAAGACAAATTTGAAGAAAATCAATAAACAACCCTATAAAAAAACATACGACGAAAACGATTACATGGCGTTCGACACACTTTCAGAGTTCAACGCGAAGAAGAATTGGGACCTCATCTCCACGAACGTGGTGAAGAACCCGGAGTTTTACAGCTGCATGACTTCTTTGCACAGAAAAAAGTTTTCAATTAAGTAGAGACGATGAAGTCTAAGAATTATATTTTAATGCAAATCAAAGATTTATATACAAACAAGTTGGGGTTATATGACCACCAGGCGGATGGTGAGATTGAAAAAATAAAAGATAAAACGGTGTATGAGCTTTTAGTGATTAAGAAAACCCTCTCTGAATCGGAGGATGGCCCGAACATGCAGTGCCTCCACTGGTTTAGAGATGAATCACGTTTTGATAACTAGAAGCCTATGTTTCGCCAATGGTGTGCACAGGAAGGATTCATGCATTCACGCAATTTGTCGCATGTACTGATGGACGGGGGGTGTCTCAGCGTACCATTCGACAAATTACGAGCATTCAACGCGCGCTACGTCGACGCGTGTCAGCGGGGGGAGAAAGTGTACGTCGTCGAACAGAAGACGGACACCTATAACTTCTTCGTTGACATAGATTACAAAGATACGGACCCCTTGTCGCTGGAAGACATCGAGGACGTGTGTCGCATCATCTGCGACAAAGTGCGACGCTACGGGGGGCAGCGGTGTTTAGTGAGCGTCGCGGAACCGAAGAAGGTGGACGCGGACAGGTACAAGACCGGGGTTCACCTGAACTGGTTAGGACTCGTGGTGGACCAAAATGCCGCGGTGGCCCTTCGAGAACACATTCTCGTCGTGTTGTACACGGCAAAGGCGGGCGTGGATTGGAACGAGGTGATAGATAATTCCGTGTACGGCGACCCCGATCGCGGGTCGAAGGGTAGTGGGTTTCGCCTCCCCTGGTCGCACAAGAAGGCCAAGTGCGTGTCGTGCAATGGTCAGGGGTGTGCGACGTGTGAACATTCGGGCAAAGTGACCCAGGGCATGTACCTGCCCGTGTTCACCTATCAGGAGGGGCGCATGGAGCCCGTGGACCCGTCACCGACCATGGCGTTGTTGGAGATGGCAGAGGTGCGCACCCACGTGACCGAGGTCGTCAAGGTGGAGCCCCCCGCCAAGGCTATCAAGGAGGGCGCGTTCACAAAGGTACAAACCAAAGATGAGTTACACGACATCGAGGTCAAGGCGATGCTCGAAATGTTTATTCAGAAAAACATGGAGGGTCAAGCGAATGCAAGGGTCACGAAAGTTTTCAAATACAAAACAACATTTCTCGTGTCCACGACGTCTCGATATTGTGAGAATCTTCAGAGGGGGCATGGGTCCAATCACATTTGGTTTTACATCAACGGGAACACCATCACACAAAAATGTTTTTGTCGTTGTGAGACGGTGCGAGAGCGCAGGGATGGGTTTTGTCGCGACTTTGCGGGTAAAAGGTACACGCTCACCCTGCAATTGTTTCGAATGCTCTACCCAGATGGGTCCGCGGTGTGTCGACCCGTTGCGTCACCAGGCCCATCGACGTCGCAGGACGTGGTGGATACCACGGAGTTTGAAGTTTTCATACAACGGTATTTCACAGGTCATGAAAACACAAAAGTGATTCGAGTACAAAAGAATAAAATTTTCACAAACAACAACTTTTGTGCACTCGTGGGTAAAAGTCACGGACAGATGTGTTTCAACGTGGACAAGAATGGGTTGATGATGTTGGGGTGTCCGTGTAAACAGAAGAAGGGTGTTAAAGTGTTGCCATCGATGTTTAAAAAAATTATGGGTAAACATTAAATGACCTTTGCGTTCTTTGGTGCCTTGGGATACCTAGGTTACGTCCTTCGCTCCGAACGTGTATCATGGGGTGCTGAAGAGGAAGAGTTAAAGGAGGAGGCGTTGAAATATTCAGGCATCGACCCCGACGAGTTCAAGGCGTTCGCCGCGGGCATGGCAGAGGCCGAAGCCGTGGTGGACACCGCACCCAGAGCGGCTGCGAAACACCTTTACGACGCCCTCGACCGGTTTGAAAACTTGGGAACACACAACAATTACGACGTTCAAGAGGAGGTGCACGACGTCGCCACGCGCGTGGGCATCGCGATGGAGCGCAAAATTTTAGAAAGTTGTTTGAAATTAAAAATAAACTGGACACCAAGATACTTAAACAATACGCTCAACTAATTCATTAGGATGACTACACGATACGGACGCGCCATCAAGCCACCAAAGGATGTATATGTTCCCGAGATGGTTGAACTCGAGGACGATTACAGCGAAGATGAATACGACAGCGATTACTCTGCGAGTAGTGACATTTCCACGGACCAGGAAGGGTCTTCGTCGGAAGAGGAAGAAGACGTGTGTGACGACGATGACGAAGGCAGTTTGAAAGACTTTATCATCTCCGATTCAGAGGAATCAGATAGTGAGAGTGCTTAAAAAGATAAAGCGTCAGTCATGTAATAATGGAGACGGATATAGGTAACCCAATTCAATACAAACCCGAACTCGACGACGACATTGAATATGAGCAACAACAACAACAACAACAGTACTACGCACCGCCACCCATGATGATGATGCACCCACAACCACCACCCATGCCCGTGGACACAAAGTTGGATTTTTCAAATTTAGACAAGAACACATACATAGTGATGTTCATCGCGTTTATCGTCGGTTTTTTCATGGGTAAGACCATGCAACCTGTAATTCTCAGAGCGATGTAAGTTCATCTTCTTCACGTACATAGCCCACGAAACCCCCAACACTACCACTCTTAGGCTCGGTGAAATATGCGCGCGACACGACGTTCGGGTCCTTCAGGTTCGCCCTGAGGGCTTCGGAAGCGGTGGCGTGTCCCTCTTGTTTCGCCTTCTTGTCTAACAATGGTTGATACACGAAAATAAAATACGCGACGAATGCGATAGTCACGAGATTCAAAATGACACTGAGCATTTATATATAAGGTATATTAAAAAAAAATCTACTCGGCGTTTCGAGTGGCTTGACGCTCGGCGATTTCACGTGCGACGATTTCGTCGGCTTCCTTGACGAGCTCTTCCATCGGTGCGTCGGGCTTTTGCTTTTGAAGTTCAGAGAGAACTTCGGCCGGGTGACGGACCGGGGCTTCGTCGGGTTTCGTGTAAAACTTGCTGTTCTCATCGCCCGGGACAAAGTGGTTCGTGCCGTCCAACATCCCACGCTTACGTTCTTCGAACATCTTAGCAGCGGCGGATTGCGACTCGCGGTAGCCCGTCATGATTTCTTCGAGGCGTTCGTTCTGGTAGTGCACGTCCTCAATCTTGGAGTCATCCGGCGGAATCAAAATCCACTTGTACATGTCGACCACGTAGATGTTGAAGGTTGCATCTTCCTTTTGCAAACGCTTGGCGTGAGCCGCGGCTTCGTCGCGGGTGGCGAAGCATCCACGAATCTTAATACCAAACTTGTCAGACTTCTGCGGTGCTTCCGGTCCAACGATGGACAGGCACGCGAAGATTTGACCCGGGACGGTGACGTAATCTGGTTCGAGGAGGGACATTTTCTACTATACAAATGTGACTAAACTTTAACTACGTTTAACATATTTTTTGGAACCTTGTCCATAAATCTTCGAAGCATGGGTGCAAAATTTTGTGGTCGATAGCCGTATTTATTCGACACGACCAGGATGAGTCTGTTTTCGTACAATCGTTTCAAATCATCGTCGGTCTCGCGGTCGATGGCGCGTTTGAGGATGGCCATGCGCTTGATGTCCGTCGCGGTGAACTCTCCCAGACTTTTCATGTTTTCGAGGGGCCACGCGTTAGGGAGGTCCATGTACCTCGCGAGCGAACGCTTGGTGGGGAAGAGTTTGAAAAACGTGTGGTGATGTTTTTTAACTTTCCCACGGGCGAGGTCATTCAGCACTTTGTTCTCAAAGTATTCCGCGTTCCATGATTTGTTTCGTAAATTTTTCATCTCTGCGACGATGACGTTGCGTTGGTCGTACGGTTTGATGTGGTGAGGTTTGTATGGCTTTTGTGTGAATGGCGAACGGTTCATTTTATTTAAAACACTCCTTTCGTACACGTATTTTATTTTGCCGTTGACGAGTTCAGTCATTAAGAAGACTTTATTTTTTACTTTGTCATTCGATGTGGGGTGCACGAGTGTATCGACGAAAACGACGTTGTTCGTCTTCCTCTTCGGGCGTTCGGGTGAAGGCGAAGCGTACCGGTCTTTCAATCGTTTGATGGTGTTCGGCGTCATCGCGCGCGGGCGTTGAATGTTTCGCGTTCTCACGGGTCCGAGCCATTCTAATTCCCGATTGGTGAGATTTCGATTCAACAGCGTCCCAAAAGTCAATTCGGGATTTAGTTGATTTTCGATTTCTCTATTGGTGATGTTGACACCGAGCGCACTCCTGATTTCCTGGAAAAATTTCTGCCTCCCATTAATGTTCAACACTCGTTGATTTGGTCGGGGGTCGAAACGCATATATCATCAACTGACAAATAAAAATAAGATGCGTTTGAAACATAATATAATGCTCGAAGGCGATGTTCGTCAGTGGGCTCAAACGGTGTACGACGCACTCGGTCCGGGGTATAACGAGTGCGTGTACCACAAGGCGATGGAAGTCTTGTTGAGGAAACAAGGGGTACAATACGAAAGTGAACGTATTGTACCTATTGTGTTCGAAGGGCACACGATAGGCAACGTGCGCAGCGACATCATCGTCAACAACGAATTCGTGCTCGAGTTCAAGTCCGTTCGGGCGTTGACGGACGCTGCGGCGCTTCAGACGCATAACTATCTTCGTCTGACTGGTCTGTGTCTTGGCTATCTGATAAATTTTGGTCATCACAAGCTTGAACTTGTGAGAGTAGAATCATCATCGGAAACACCTTCGCCATGACTTCGTAGCTTCGTTTGGCCTCTCGCGCGTAGGCCTCGGGGTCTCGGAGACCCTCTTGTAGGATGTGTTTCGCGCGGTCGAGGTGAAAGATGACTTCTTTAATGCAAAAGTCCATTATTACATTATGGTGGCGAGTTCTTTAAACGGTGGGTATGAATTGCCATCGAAGGTCGTGACATATCTTTTTCCATATGACATCCTGTTGATACAATTTTTCCTTGGATTTGAGCAGGGGAAAGTATTGAAGGTACTCATCTTCGGAAAGTAATTCTACAAATTTATATAATACATAGCTGTAGGACAAAAAGTTTTTTCTATCCTTTGGACAATTGTCGTCGAATGGTTTTTGAATCTGTGTGAACATCATGCGCAACCGCTCTTCGAGACTCTGTGGCATTTTAGGGGGTTTGATGCCATAGAGCATGTTCGTGATGTATGGCGTGTGTTCGTAGTATTTGTTATACTTGAGTTTCTTCAACAACCCCCTCACCTTTGCGTGTGTGATTTCCGAAACCTTTTTAATTTTCATCTTCTTCAACTCCACCTTGAGTTGTTCGATGACCTCGTCCGGAATGGTCGTGCTCTCTTGCGCTTGAAACTGCGACAGCCACTCGTTGAAATGATTCTCCCTCTTGTAACTATAATTTATAATCTTCGACGTCTCCTGTTCCTCCTTGTAGCTTAACTCGTCCGAAATCAACGTCGCGATGACGACGCCGCACTTGTCGCACACCAAGTCACTCGCCTCGTGACAGTGAATGATGTTACTCTCTTCGCACGTGTGGCATCGGTCCAGGCATGGTCCTGGCATTTTTCTCGGAAGCGATTGGTTCTCGACTTCAATGAGATAGTCCGTGTACAAACTTCCGCGCGCTAACCCGGTGGTTTCTTTCACGTTAAACACGTTGTCCGTGGACGTCTCGGTCTCGCGGTCTTCGTCGGCGTATTCGTTCATGTACGGCATGCACTTGATGATGTAGTGACTCATCTCCTCCTCGTAGTGTGTTTTTTTGTCGGGATGCTTCCGTATCAATGAATTCCATTCATGAATTTTATTATTGAAGCGACTTAAAAAGTTGCCCTCCATAAATATGTAAATGGCCAATCTTTTAACTAATATAATCGTATGGGTTTATGGAAAGTACAAGAATTTCTTCAGCATCCGTGATTACGCCGTCAGCAAGATTTTCCTCGAATACAGCATCGACCAGGAACGCAAGTACGAACTGGAAGACAGCTTTTGGGCGGAAGAGGAGCGTCACTGGGACGAGGAGAGTGAGTTTTACATCGACATCACGCGACGACCTTTTCGGAACACCGAGGTTCCTCAAAACGTGTTGCGCACCGTATGTCGCGTGTTGTACTGGTACAAAAACGAATGTTACAAACACTGCACGTACGACATGAACTTCCCATGGCCCCCGGTCAGGGGTGAGATGAAATTCATCCTCCCCATCACCTCCGCAGTCCTCGTGGACGAAGACGACAAGCCCCAAAGGGACGTGACTCGAAAGGTGAAGCGATACGCGGGACCCTTGGGTGATTTCCACGGCGAGCGCGTCTTGTTGAAAGACTTACTGTACTACGACGACGAGACGTTGGCGACGGAATTTCCTAAGATTCAAGTGGTCAATGCATTGGGTATGAAAAAGGTGATTTCAACTACAACAGGATACACTACGGACCTTCTGTCGCCTTAGTGGCCAAGTAAAATTTAAGATGTCCCAAGTTAGCGACGTTATATTGTAAAATCAAGAAAGCTTGTTCTTGCACGACTTGTACCGATGCGCACATCCCCGTCGCCTTTGTAAAAATGTTGAGATACTTGAGCGAAAAGACACCGGACACGGAGTTATCCACGTGTTCCACGGTTTCGAGCGTCGTCTCCTGATTCGCAAAGTCCCCTTCGCACGTGAGTTTCATGATGTTCCGATGGCGCGCGATAGCGATTTCCGAACCAATGTTACTCATGTCTCGACATATCCTTTGAAAGTCCACACTGGGCATGGTGGTCATGCACGTGGCGTCCAGTTCGGGAACTTCAATCTGACTCTCGTCGATGTCCAGAAGTTTCAGTTGAAAGTTTGATTTTTGTTTCTTGCTTTCACTGAGAATCTCAATGTCCATGAATTCCTTGGACGTGATGGAGATT